GTCTCGGATGGTGGGAACGAGAAACTATTCCTACAGCTGACGATGATATTGAAGTTAATATCGTGGCACGATATGATGGTCGCCCTGATTTAATGGCTTTTGATTTATATGGAAAAGCAGCATATATGTGGGTAATTCTTCAGTTTAATGGGATATTAGATATCAATACGGAATTTACAAAAGGAACGGTATTAAGGGTTCCATCATATCAACGAACAGTGTTTGATATAACAACAAAACCAAATAATAGTAACTTTATAAAATAAATGTCAAACCCAGAAAATATATTAGCGAAATATCGCACATACTCATATCAGCACGTCCTCATCGCTTGTGAAAATACCGATGTTGCTGAGGCGTTATCTAAATCAACGAATATGTACAAATATCTTCAAACTGCTGGAACAGCTCGTTTTTCTAAACAAGCGCACACCAAAGGAGATTACATTGTTGTCGCAAACAATTTGGTCGATGCAGATTTTGTCATAGATGAATTGACGTGGATGTCAGTATTTTTTCCAGAGCCAGGTCCCAAACACTTTGAGCAATTTGCTTCATATGCAACAGAGGGAACGTTTAACGTTCTTGAACCGAAAGGCGTTAACTTTCTTAATATATTGAGTCAAGCGGCGACTTGTTTTGGAACAGATACATCAAATATGGTGTTCTTATTAAAAACATTCTTTGTTGGACATGAAGATGCAGGACAAGTTGATTATGTAACAAACATAAAAGGAATGATGTTTGTTATGACAGACATCACAGCTGATTTCAGTGTTGTCGGTTCAACATACTCTGTTCAGTTTGTTGGTATGGCAAACGGTGCTGCAAAACTTCCACAAAATGTAACTGGTCCGCAAGTTAGTCTTAATATGAACACGACAGGAAAGACTGTAGGTGAGGCATTGGATAAGTTACAGAGTCAAATTAATACACAATACAAAACACACTTTTTAGCGTTAACAGATTTAAACGATGGAGCATCGCCTGGACAGAGAGTTGATTATATTATTAATATCGATGAGGCAAGTGGATACCGAGACTATTTGTTAGATCAAATTCCTGATAGAAATAGCGACGAAGGTGCGGCGAGCAAAGGAGGAATAATTTCATTCGGACAAAATCAATCAATCGAATCTATGATTCTTGATGTATTGCGTGCTTCTAAAAAATTCGGGGAGGAAGCAAATGGAGAAGGCGAAGACAAGAAAACATTTACGCCAAAATTACTATCTACGATACAATCCGGAAAGGACGGAAATGAATCGTTCTATCGAATGATCTATACACTAACAAAAATGAATGTTCCAATATCAACAATTGAGACGATTAATGATCCAAATCAAAACTTTGTTGAACAGGGAAATGCACTTGAATTGGATTATTTCTTCTCAGGAAAAAATACAGATATTCTCGAATTTAATTTGAAGATGGAAATGGGTTTAGCGTTCTTTCAGACAGTGACCACAGCAAAAACTCAACCGGAGAATAGTGCAGATAATATTGAAGAGGTAAAGATAACAGGTGCAAACAAAGCAACAAGTGCACCATCGAAAGATCTTCCGGATTTTCCAAATTGTCGTGCTGATCAATCTCGAACAACTCCTATATTATTTTCTACAGATTTTAAAGAGGCTAAACAAAAAAATAATAAATTTCCTCTAGCATCAATTGATTTTCAATCGATGCTACAAAGACAAGCAGCAGTTGAAATGTTAGCAGCAAAGATCAAAATTATGGGAAATCCAGTATTGTTAAACAACATAACAATGACGCCGTCTGAAGCGGCAAATGGCCGACCTGATCCATCGTTGGCGGTATCTGGGAGTGATAACGTCGATGTGATGAAGGATTGGACGTCAGTTCCTGGTTTAGTAAAAGTTAACATATTTTCACCATCGACAGAAACTGGTGGGGACTATGACAAGAAGTTTTGGTACGATGGATGGTACTATGTTATAAGTGTTGAAAATAGTTTTTCTCAAGGGATATTTACACAAACAATTGAAATGAATAGTCTTCCTCTTGAAAGTAATTTGACTCAAGACGACGAAGAAGTCCCTATTCCTCGAGGAGCAGGAGGAGGTGGAAGATGAAGAAAATAGGTTATGGAATTCTTGATCGTGCTCGTGATAAACAATCACTCAACAATGAAAATTATTTTGAAAAAGTAACAACGGGTGTTGTTGTAGATACCAACGATCCACAACAAATGGGTCGTGTTCGTGTTCTTTGTTCGGCGTTAGGAGATCAAGAAAATGAAACTGCTGATCTTCCTTGGGCATTGTATATGTCTCCGTTTGGTGGAACGACAGATCAATTATCACGAGGACCGAATGGAGATGATACTTCAGGATCTGTTGCGTATGGAATGTGGAACATTCCAAAAATCGGAGCGCAAGCAATAGTTGTTTGTCTTGATGGTGATCCAAACTCACGAGTGTGGTTAGGTTGCTTATACGGACAATTCTCTCCACACACTATGCCTCACGGACGTTATACTGTTCAGGGAGGTGACTTGCCTGGTAATAATAAACCAGAAGGACCAATCGCGGATGATGAATCAGCAATCAATCCTTTATACTCGAATATGGCAACAGCACTTGGAACTGGTGGAAGCAATTATGAAAGACGGACACGCGGCGCTGATTATTCTGTCGCAGCGGTCGATGAACAAATAGTTGCTGGTGAACAAGTTGAATCATTTATTCCAGACGATAAAGATCAAACATATGATGGAGTAAATTACAGACAAGGTTATGCTGTTAATCGGACTGATCCAAACGCCGAATCAGATGTAACAGGTGACGTATACGATTCTCAATCATATTCTTGGACGACTCCAGGATTTCATTCGATTGCAATGGATGACCGTCCCGAAAATGGTAGAATGCGTTTTCGTAGTACGACAGGACATCAATTAATACTCGATGATACAAATGAACGAATTTATATTGCGACTGCAAAAGGAAACAACTGGGTTGAATTGGATCAAAGCGGAAATATTGATATTCATAGCGAAAGAAGAGTATCTATTCACGCAGCGAAAGATATAAACTTCTCAACAGAAGGTGCTTTCCGAGTAAACGCATCACAAGGGATTCATTTGAATAGTGGAACAGATGCACGAATTCATGCTAAAGATATTCATATTAAGGCCGATGATGACCTACGAGCAGAATCGGGCGCTACACTATATATTGATTCAGGTGAAGACATCAACTTGAAAGCATCTGACGATATGAAAATAACTTCTGGTAAGGAGATGGGATTGAACTCATCGAAGGAAGTTAAAGTAACAGGCAAGAGAATTGAATTGAATGGTCCTAATGCAGACAAGGCGGATAGCGCAGATGCAAGTGAATCATTTTTGCCAAACCGTGTCCCTCAGCATGAACCGTGGGGAAGAATAATGATGGAAGGTACAGATAACGATTCGGGAAACAGCCAAACACTCCAGTTGAGTTATTCCAGTGCTGATGTAGGGAAAAGGGAATTAACAGATACAATTTCGCGCGGGCCGCACTGGCGTCGATAAAACAAACTGTCCCAACGAATAAATACGGATCATTGAGGAAAAATAATGGCTGTAGGTGTATATAAAGGTTATTCATCGTTTGAGTTCTTAGCAAAGAAGTCTTTTCGATTAATTGACATAGAACTGGTAAAACTTGATTTGTTGAATCACATCTTTACTAGTCGCGGAGAGCGCGTGATGATGCCAAATTTCGGTACAAGCATTCCTGACATGGTGTTTGAACCGTTAGACGAAGATACGATTGATCGTATCGAAGATGAGTTACAAACTGTATTTGATTATGATCCACGTGTTGGATTGGTATCGTTGGACATTAATCCAGATTACGATACGAACACGTTAACCATCGCAGCATTACTGAATTATATAGAACTTAATACTACTGAACTATTTGATTTTAATATAGAATTTGAAGGAGCACTATAACTGTGACAAGAATAATAAGCCGAGCTGAATCATGGGAAAGAGCATATACTGCTTTTCAGAATATAAATTTCTCCTCTTTCGATTTTAATACAATCAAGCAGAGTATGATTGATTATGTCAAATTATACTTCCCAGAAGATTTCAATGATTATATAGAATCAAGCGAATTCATCGCTGTACTTGAACTGTTTGCATATATGGGCGAACTGTTGATGTATCGCGTCGACATGAATTCTCAAGAAAATTTCCTTACAACTGCACAGCGCAAACAATCTGTTCTTAGATTAGCAAAACTTATTTCATACAACCCATCTCGTAATATACCAGCAAGAGGATTGGTTAAGCTATCGTCTATAACAACAACCGAAACAGTATTTGATTCAAATGGTATTAACCTTGCAAACACCAAAATAACTTGGAATGATACATCTAATCCAAATTGGAAAGATCAATTCTTGTTAGTTATGAATCGTGTGTTGCAACAAGATTTTGGATCAGTAACACCAAGTGATAGAATTCAAGTAGATGATGTATTATTTGAATTGTATCGATTTGATAACAACACTAT